AGCCGAACGGACGGGCTCAAGAACCGCTAAAAAGTTAGGAGACGCGTGGAAAAAAGCGGGCGACCAAATAGCAAAAACCGGTGATAAGGTTAGCGGTGTAGGCCGTAGCATGTCAGCGATAACATTACCATTGATCGGAGTCGGAGCGGCCGCTGTAAGATCCTCCGCGCTTTTTCAAAAAGCAATGACGGACGCTTCGACTCTTATTATTGGTGATGTCGGCCCAGCGGTGGACGAGTTATCACGCGGGGTTCAAGACATGGCAAAGAAAATGCCAAAGAGCATTGATGACCTCGGCGGCTCGGTCTATGGTATTCTTTCCGCTGGCTTTACCGAAGCGAGCGACGCATTAAAGGTTCTTGACTCCTCGGCGGTTCTCGCTGTAGCGGGACTCGGTGAAACAGAGGAAGCCGCTAGCCTTTTGACCGTCGCTCTTAATGCTTATAATAAAACAGCTGACGACGCAAAAGATGTTTCAGATGTTTTATTCAAGACAGTTAAAAATGGTATCACTACCGTTTCCGCTCTGCGTGGAAATTTCGGTGATGTCGCAAAGTCTGCCGCTGCCGCTGATATTTCACTTGAGGATTTAATGGCGACGACTGCGGCACTAACAGCTGTGTCAGGAAATACAGCGCAAACTCAAACCGCTTTGAAAGCTCTTTTTAGTGAGGTCTCAAAAGAGGGTTCAGCCCTTGATAACAATCTTAAAAAATTAGAATCCTCAGGAGAGGAGCTTAATAAAGTGATGAGCGAAAAAGGTGTCGGGGCTGGTATGGAATATATCCGCGATAGACTCAAGCTTACTGATAAAGAATTTAAAAATCTTTTTGGTTCGGTTGAAGCTTCGGGAGCCGCGTTCTCAATTCTTACAGCGGCAAATGAAACCTATAATTCTACCCTTGATGATATGCTACACGGGGTTAATGCAATTGATGCCGCGTTTGAAAAACAGAACGCTGCCGCTCTCGCTCAATGGCAAATTATAAAGAATAAAGTAAATGTTGCTCTCATAAAACTGGGTGATAAGATTTTACCAATCTTGCTCCCGATCGTAGAAAAGGTTACCACCGCTATTGAAAAAGCAAGCGACAAATTTGAGGAGCTTTCGCCCGGCATGCAAAAAACTGTTCTTGCAATTGCGGCTTTAGTCGCTGCCGCTGGGCCCGCTCTAGTCGTGCTTGGTGCTTTGATCTCAGCCGCTGGAACTTTGGTCGGTGCTCTTGGAGCAGTCGCTGCCGCAATCGGAATTGGTGTTGCGCCTCTTATCGCAATATTGGCCGCAGCCGGGGCAGCTGTTGCTTTATTCACAGCGGCATGGGTAAAGAATTGGGGAGACATCCGCGGGAAAACTCAAGCGGCTTTAACCTGGATCCAAAATTTAATTGAACCTTGGGTCGAGGATTTGTCTGCCGCATGGGAGCGAGTATCGACAGATGCAATTGACGCATTTACAGAAATATGGGAAGTAATTGGCCCGACCGTTTTAAAACTGGGTGAGCTTTTTGAATTAGTTTTCCCGGTGATAGCTGATGTAGTAGGTACCCATCTCGGGATCGTTTGGAAAATATTTTCAGCGACAATGGGTTTCCTTTATGAAATTACCTCTACAAACCTGCGCCTTATATGGGAAGCTTTCAAGTGGTTATTCCAAACTCTTGAACCTTTAATAAATGGGGCGCTTGATGGGCTTATCTTTTTATTTAGTGACTCTGGAAAAGCAATGATAAAAACTTTCGCTACCGCAATACGCAATGCCGCGTCGCTCCCCATCACGGCAGTGAAAGAGATTGTACAAAAAATCAGAAATCTTTTACCCGGGTCGGATGCGAAAGAGGGCCCTCTTTCCGATCTTACGAAAAGTGGAAAGGGCCTACCTCTCACGATTGCGGCCGGGATAGCTCAAGGCGAATCAGATTTATTAGCTCAAGTAAATCAAAGTATGACGAAGGTTCAACGCGAGTCCGATAGACTTCTTGCCCAGACTGGCGAAACCCTGACCAAGAAAGAATTGAAACGAGAGCAAGACAGAGTACTCGCTCTTATTGATAGACGCAGGTTTGAAAACCAATCTCGCATTACTCAATTAGAGGAAAGAGCCGCAAAAGAAATTGCTCTCGCTAAAAAGCATGGACAGGAAGTAGCAGAGGTTGAAAAATACTGGCAAGATCAAATTACCAAAGAGCATGAAAGACAGGCCGACGAAACGCGGCGCATTAATCAGCAAGTCGCGGAGGAAAGACAAAGACAGATTGAAGAGGAAGCCCGCGCCGAGTATGATTTAATAGCTACTAAAGCGGCGGTCTATGGTCAATTAGCAGACACTTTTGGAGCTTTCTATGAAGCGAGCGGCGAGCATGTCAAAGCGTTTTTCGTCCTCCAGAAAGCGGCGGCGATCGCTGAGGGTACTATTAATGCACATCTTGCCGCAACAAAGGCCCTCGCTGAATTACCGCCCCCGGCAAATATTGCAATGGCTGCCGCTATTTATGCTCAAGCAATCGCTCAAGTAGCCTCGATGTCGGCGCAGGCAATCGCAATGGCGAACGGTGGTCTCGTAACTTCACCGACCTTTGCGCTTATTGGTGAAGCCGGGCCCGAAGCGGTTATACCTCTTAATCGTATGAATGAGATGGGTGGTGGTAGAGCCCCGGTTATAAATAATTTCTATCAAAGCGGGGTATGGTCGATGGATCCAAAAAGCGCAAAAGAATTTTTTAGAACCAATGTTCGCTATATTGAGGAGGCTTTAGCTCGATGAGTTTACCGGTACAATATAAGATCGAATTTACAGGAAATAAATATACTGAGGTTCTTGAGCAAGATCAACAAAATTCGTGGCAAGCTTTCGGGACTCCGACTTATCCAAAAGTTAGAATTAAATTCACGATAACAGATATATCTACAGAACCTCTTTATAAATATATTACGATTAAATTTAAACTTCGATGTCCTGGAGCCGCTCCAACTGGAATAGATGCAAGTGCTAAACTATATGATAGCAGTTATAATTTATTAGTTACTTCACCCGATATACGATACCCAAACCCTGTAGCAAGTTTTGGGTCAGCGGGTTATGATTGGTTCTTTACTTTTGAGCTTGATGATTATGAGGGTGAGTATACTCTTGATGATGTTTTTTATATCGAATTATATACCGATGGTGGAACAGCAGCCTCCGCATATCAAGTAGGTTATCATAGTACCGAGCAAACATCAGAGTTAGATTTTGAAAGGTGGAACGGATCCTCTTGGGGATCAATTACCGGTGACGCATATATAGTAGAATTTTTTTCACACCGGTTAAAAACTTTTGATATCTCATCTAAGGTAAAAGATTTTAGAGTATCAGCCGGGAAAGAAGATATTGAGGGTGAGTTAGTTGAGGGCCAAATGGAGCTAACTTTACGCAATCATGATAAGTCATTCAGCCCAGTAAATGAAAGCTCAATCTATTACCCTTATTGGGATGTCATGGCCTGGATTAATATTGAGGCTACTTATAGCTCTACGGTTTACCCGCAATTCTTTGGTTATATTACTCGAATAAGACCAGACATAGATATTGAGTCAAGAGAGGTTTTTGTTTCGGCTTCTGATAGATCATATCAATTTAAAGACCATAAAATAACCTTGACCGCAAACGGAAAAACTGCGGACGAAATGATCGAGCTAATTTTAGAACAGTTAAAATTGAACCCCGCTCTTTATGATATTGACGACTCAGACCCGCAAGTTCTTTCTAATAAAACATGGACAGAAGAGGATGGTATTAACGCATTAAGTGATGTAACCGAAGCGGGCCAGCATAATCATTTTGTCGGGCCCGATGGGATTTATTATTTTAAAAGTAATTTATGGTTAGGAGGTATTCCGGTTCCAGATTTTGAATACGAGACCGGGGATTGTTCAGAAATATCTGAGTTTAAAATTGAGCAAGATATCCAAAAAACTTTTAATAGATTTAGAGTATATGGCACAACATGGAACGAGCTAATCAATAAAGAGTCCTTACATAAATACGGTCAGCGTGATATTGAAATTGAAAATGATTTAATACCAAGCAATACTTATGCTGATGATATTAATTTAATTTTAGCCTCAAAATTTTCTAACAGAATTAATGGGGCTGATATGACTATGAAAAATATCTACCCTGATATTTTAGATATTGGAATTGGTACCGTTATAGAAGTAACTGACGATGAGACAGGTCTTGACGCAGTATCATTTATTACTCAAGGAACCGACCGACGGGTACAAATGGCCGGGGATCATTCAGTTAATATAAATTTAAAAAGACA